CAGGGAAACGGTGGGAAGTTCATCAGGAAGCAGAAGGGCTTATTGTCCCAGGATCTAAAGGCTCCTACCCTGAAGGCAAACTCCCTTGGCTGGCTCTCCGCTTTGAAGCAATCAGTGGGGAAGATTATGGTCGTGGGATGATTGAAATACATGCAGGGGATATAATGTCATTGCATGGGAATCGTAAAGCTCTGATTGATGGGGCTGCTGCAATGGCACGAGTTATCCCCTTAATTAACCCAAATGGGTCAACAAAAGCACAGTCCATCAATGATGCAGAAAACGGGCAGGTCGTTTCAGGACGTGCAGAAGATATTACATTTGCTCAAGTCAATAAGTATGCAGACTTTCAAGTCCCTTTGAAGCTGGAAGAGAAGCTCACTCAAGAACTTTCACATGTATTCTTGTTAGACTCCGCAGTCCAGAGAAATGCAGAACGAGTCACTCTTGGAGAAATAAGGCTCATGATTCAAGAACTGAACTCTTCTCTCGGAGGAACCTATGCTGCATTAGCACAAGACTTTCAGACACCAATCGTAGAGTTATTCATTAACAATCTTTCAAAAGCTGGGAAGCTACTGCCATCCTTACAAAAAGAAAGAGGGAGAGGGGTAATCAGCCTACAAATTACAGCAGGGGTTCAGGCTCTAGGGAGAGATTCAGACAGCGCAAGGCTCCAAACTTCCTTTCAGATGCTCTCGCCTTTGGGGATGCAGGAAATTATGGCAAATCTTCATAGTGATGAGCTAATCCGAAGAGTGTTAGCCGCAAATATGGTGGACAACAAAGGTCTTGTGAAGACTGAACAAGAAAGACAGCAGGAGCAACAAGCTGCACAGGAAGCACAGCGTAGGGCAGAGCTGTTTGATTTGCTCAAGACTGCAACCCCTGAAGCTGCAAAACAGATTATGCCTCAACTCTTCCCACAGCAAGGAGAAGGGCAACAACCACAACAACCACAACAACCACAACAATAAGTAACTATTATGGATAGTGCAACATCAACTACCACGATCAACCAGAATCAACACAAGAACATGATGCAGCCATGATGGCTGTTGCAGATGCTCAAGATGCACTAGGAACTCCAGAGGAAGTACATGCCACTGAATCTAGTCCAGAAGAAGGCCAAGAGCCTTCACTCATTCTTGGGAAGTTCAAAGACCAAGAAGCTCTTGTTAAAGCATATAGTGAGCTTGAGAGCAAACTCGGCCAAACAGAAGAGCCTAAAACAGAACCAGAACTAGCACAAGAGGAAGAAGCACCTCAACAAACCGCAGAAGAACTTGTTACAGAAAAAGGGCTGGATTATTCAAAGTTTGAAGCAGAAGTTGCACAGAATGGGCAGCTTGGGCTAGAAAGCCTTGCTCTGCTGAATGAGGCTGGGATCAGTAGTGAAGCTGCTCAAACCTATGTTTCAAACGTCCTCAGCCAACAACAGAGCATAGACCAAGAATTAGATAATATCGCTTTTGAAGTTGCAGGTTCCGAAGAATCCTATACAACATTATTATCGTGGGCTGATGATAACCTCGATAATTCTCATAAGGAAGCATTTAATTATGCAGAAGCATCCAAGAATCCTGCACTCTATAGGCAGGCTTTACAGGCTCTCATGTTTCAGAAAGAACAGTCTTTTGGGAACGACCCTGATGTGAGAATTGGGGGGAGAACATCACGACCTACACAAGACGGGCTAAATTCAAGAGGCAGCATTATTGCTGCAATGTCAGATCCAAAATACTTTACAGATTCTTCCTATAGACGAGAAGTTGAGCAAAAGTTAATCAATGGGGATCAATTCTTGTAGCCCGACCTTAACACTTTGATACTGAATACCTAGACCCTCCTACAGTGGGGACAATCCTGAGTAGAAAGATTGAAGGTGAGGACTTAAATTTATTTTTCTTTCTTATTTTTTATACTTTTATAAAAGGATATGTCTTATGCCTGCTACACCCGGATTTCTAGGTACTAGCAATAACGCTGCTAGAGCGAATACCAATTTTTTACGAGTCTTCTCAGGAGAAGTACTTACAGCTTTTGAACGTATGGTTTCAATGAAACCGCATGTGAAAAGGAGGAACATTTCACAGGGGTCTTCTGCGAAGTTCCCCTCAATGGGGCGTACTACTGCTGCGTACCACGTTCCAGGGCAACCCTTAACAGGCGACCCCATCGCATTGTCTGACAAGATCATTAACATTGATGGTTTGTTATTGGCAAGCACCTTTTGGGACTCTCTTGAAGAAGTGATGAACCACTTCGATGTAAGGTCTGAATCATCAAACCAGTTAGGAGAAGCCCTAGCTATCCAGTATGATAGAGACCGTGTTGCTGACCTTGCACTTGCTGCTGATGTGACAATACCAAGAATTACTTCTGAAACAGAGATGGTTGGGACGATTGTTGGAGATGGTGTCACCACACTTTCAACAGGGAAAGCTCTCGCAAAGGGCTTGTCCATTCAAAAATCTGAGATTGCAGGGGCAGTTACAGAAGTAAATGGGGACATTGTTGTGCAACTAATCTTCAGCCNTGCAGAGGTTATGAGTGAGAATCATATCCCTAAGTCTGGACGGGCATTGTTGATTACGCCACACATCTTCAATCTGTTGATGAACTCAACAAAAGCTATAAACCGTGACTGGAACCCTGATGGGAATGGGTCGATTAAAGAAGGGAAAGTCTTTCGTGTGGCTGGGTTTGAACTCATTGAGAATACTTCTGCGTTAGGTCAGAATCTCACAGGGCTGACAACTACTTACAATGGAGTTGCACATGGCAAAGATTTAACCAATTATGAGATGATCGCCTTCCATAAATCTGCTACTGGAGTAGTGCAGCTAAAAGGTCTTACCTCAGAAATGGAGTACGATATTCGCAGGCAAGGAACCTTGATGATCTCAAAGTTCGCTCTTGGCGGGGACTTCTTGCGCCCTGAAGCCGTAATTGCTGTTGCACCTGGAGCTTAATTATAATCTAGTTTCATACATTGAGGGGTGAAATTCCCCTCCCTATATCATGCCTACTCCAATCAATGCGAAACTAACGGCAATCAATTCCATTATGGCAGCGATTGGGGAACAACCCGTAAACTCTCTGGCAAGTGGACTTGCAGATGCGATTGACGCAGAAGCCGTTCTTGATCGGGAATCAAGAGCCTTCCAAACCAAAGGTTGGCACTTCAATACACTCTACAATTTAAGGCTTGACGCTGATCCAAGCGACGAGTTCCCACTCCCAGCAAATACACTTAAAATCTCTTGCGTTGGGGCTTCTGCCCACCTCGCTTTCACTATGAGAGGAGGACTTCTATTTGACGGTGTAGGGATCACATCTCCATCACCGCTAAAGTTTGCAATAGGGGCAAGATACCCGATTGTCTTTGTGGACTTAGTGGAAGAATTGCTATTCAACCCTGCTGACCCAAGGCAACAACTCCCTCCTTTTGCGCAGGAATACATCACACGGATTGCTGCAAGAACGTATGCAGCAGAGAAACTCCCTGATCCTAGTGTTATGCAGACAGCAAGGATTCTTGAGAATGAGGCAAAGGTCACATTCCTTGACCATGAAGTGAAACATTCAGGGGTGGGGTATCTTAATAATATTGGGTCTCATGCCATTACAGATCGGTTTCTTAGACTTGGAAGAAACGTCCGATATGGAGGTTCTTAATGCCTTTAGTTTCAGGGGTCATCCCTTCAATGAATGATGGCGTAAGCCAACAACCACCGCAACTCCGAACACGGACACAAGGAGACTTGCAGGAGAACGCACTCTCTGATGTTGCAAAAGGGCTTACAAAACGTCCGCCCACACAGCATCTTGCAAAAATAAGCACATCTGCATTAAACTCTGCATTCATCCACAATATAAAAAGAGACAACCAGAATGTCTTCAGCTTAGTTATTGCGCCTAATGGCTCTATTTCTGTTTATGATACTTTTACAGGGACATCACTCCCAGTCTATTATACAGAGAATAAAATCCATGACCTCGCCACAATAAATTTTAGTGGGGCGACAGCAACCGTAACAAGTGTTGAAGCACACACCTTTGGTGTGAATGATGTGGTAATCATCAATAATGCAGGGGGAGTCCCAGCAGATGTAGCGTTGTATAATGGGAGATTTACTGTTGCAAGTGTCCCTTCGGCAACTACTTTCACCTACACAATGACTGGCACTCCAACTGCCAATGCACTAGGGTCGCCCACAGCGACAAAAGAGATCCTAAATCCTGATTCTTACCTGAACACACCGACGCCGAATACTTCTATTGCTGCGACAACTATTGCGGACTATACCTATGTTGTGAACAAAGACGTGGTTGTGCAGAAAAGCACTGTTGCGGATACAGCAAGACCCCCTGAAGCAATGGTTTATGTTAAAGTGGGAGCTTATGGGACAACATACACACTGACGGTTACAAAGAGTAATATAACAAAAACATTCTCCCATAATGTCCCAACTTCTGGAGGGGCAGGAGGCGGGGTCTCAACAGACACGGCGACCTCTGCCATTGCTTTAGCTCTTAAAAATGGGATTGTCGGGACAGGGCTGAGTAACATTACTGTAACCATAGGTTCAGGTGGGTCTATTTTACACTTCAAATCTACTGATGGTATTGATTTTTCAGTCGAGGTTGAGGACGGGAGAGGTGGGATTTATACGCAATCGTACAAAGATTCTACTCCTACCTTTGCTGCGCTCCCGCCTAAAGGGATAAGTGCAGTAACAGAAGGGTTTGTGATTAAAGTGATCGGGGATAATACCAAGGCTCAAGACGATTACTACATGAAGATGACAAAGCCTGGGACTACAGGGGGGTGGATTTATGAAGAAGTTGCAGCGGATGGGATTGTGAATAACTGGGATGTGGAAACACTACCTCATAGGATTGTAAGGAACACAGACAACACCTTCTCCATACAGCAAGTCCCGTGGGAAGGAAGAGGCTCTGGAGATGACACGACCAATCCTTTTAAGTCTATCCTTGGCAAGAATATCAATGATATTTTCTTTCACCAGAATAGACTTGGTTTGCTTTCAGGGGAGAATGTAGTTTTCTCAGAAGCAGGAAGGTTCTTCTCCTTATTCCAGAACTCTGTACTCAACCTCCTTGATACTGATCCAATCGACGTCGCAGCTTCCAGCAATGTTGTGAACATCCTTAAGTATGCTGTACCATTTTCAGAAAACCTGATCCTTTTTTCTGACAACTNACAGTTCATTGTCAACGCTAAAACCTTCTTATCTCCACTCACAATATCTATTGATATTACCACACAGTATGAAGCAGACCTAACGACAAAGCCTGTAGGGGCAGGGAGATTTGTCTTCTTCCCCACAAATGAAGGGGCATACTCAGGAGTTATGGAATATTTTGTAGAAACGGCTGCTGTACGAACCAATGATGCGACCCCTATCACAGCTCATATCCCTTCATATATACCTGGGGAGGTCACTCTAATGAGGGCAAGTTCCAACGCCTCAATGATGCTTCTAAAGACAAATGACGCAAACTCTAAGAATATTGTTTGGGTTTATAGTTATTCATGGCAAGGGAGTAAAAAATTACAAAACTCGTGGAGTAAGTTCATCTTCGGTGTTGATGACGAAGTGCTCTATTTCGACTTCATAGACAGGACTATCACTCTTTTAGTCCAAAGAGGGACTGATGTGTTTCTTGAAAAAATAGAGCTTGGGAAAGATTCGTCAGAGAATGATACTAATTTCGGATATTCTGTCTTGCTGGATAGGCGGAAAAAACTTGTAAGCATTGCTGAGGCAACAAATTTTGCAGCAGATGTTTACCCTGATCCTGCACAAATATTCGTGAAGACTGGGGCGGTAAAAACACTTGCAGAACTACAAGCAGAAAATGCAACCGACCCTATCAGTGCAACAAACCCTGCTTATGCTGGAGTCCCTGCCACACTAAAGTATAGATTCTCTCCACAATATTACAGGATATATAATAACATCCCTATCACTGAAGGACGTTTACAAATTAGAAGAATGAATATAGATTATGTCTCCAGTGGGTACTTCACCATTGACGTAACCCCCACAGCAAATAGAGGACTCGCACCTAATGACCCCGCACGAGTGGACAGGGATAGCAGGGCGTCTTTAATGAGTAGTAAACTTGTAGGTGGGGCGAGCATGAATGCAGATAAAAACTTTCTTCAAGCAGGGAATCATAAGTTCTCTGTAGGGTTAGACTCTGGGGATGCAGACGTTACAATAGTGACGGACTCACACCTCCCTGTAACATTCCAAGGGGGGGCATGGGAAGGCAACTTCCGCTCAACCAACAGGAGACTTCCTACAGGAATAGGGAGAGCGCAATTTTTACAATAAAAGAGGGGATATGTCCGCAGCAGGGATTTTAGGGTTTGTTGATTTATTTATGGGGGTTGGGAAAAACGCCTTAGCTTATGAACAAGCATGGAATAACTATCACACCAACCAACGCCTTGCAAAAGAAAGCAAAGACTTTCAGGAAGCAGCACTTGAGGAACGTAAATCTCAAGAAGCTCAAGCCTATGCGTTCAGAAGAACACAAATTTTTACAAGGAACAGTGAAGAAAAAGGTAAAGCCGCGAGTATTCAGTTCAACCTTAAAAGAAAAGGGGCTGTTGCCGGAGCAAAAGCAAAGGCTTCTATAACCCAAAGAGGGATTACAGGGATAACCGCAGAAGCAATCGCCCGAGATGTCCAAAGAGGGAATCTGGAACAACTAACGGTTGCTACACAAGATGCAAACGCAATAGAGCGGAATCTGCAAACTCAGAACATCCTAAATGTTAAGAATTACCAATTTATGACAGAACAACTCGCTCGCCAAAAAGAAAGAATCAATCTGGGATATAGTGCTAATCTCGCTCGTGTGAGTGAGCCTGATCCGCTCTCCTTGATGTTTGGTATGGCCTCATCAGGGCTCGGGGCAGCAGGAACTTATTACAATATGGGAGGTCGTTTCAATGATAAATCCACTACTGTACAAGGATAAATGGAATGCCTGAACAATCTGTTTTTACTCCAGTCTCAAATCAAACACTAAGCCCTCGTGCTCAAGGGGGGAGTGTGTATAGTCAAGCCCCAAACCAAGGAGCGTTTGGGATGGGAGCAGATGCGCTTGCAGCGTTATCAGGGAGTGCTGACTCTTTGAATAAGTTCCTTCTTGCAAAAGGTAAGGCCGATTTGCAAGAAGCACAACTCCGTGCAGCACAGCATGCTACTATGTCGCTTGTCACTCCACCTTCAAGTGAACCCTATAAAGACAACTACTATTACCAGAAGGTGTTCATAGACACGCAGTCTCGTGTCCAAGGCCAGAAGGATGCCCTCACTATTATTAACGGGGCTGACACAACAAATCTTATTGACTCTTCTGTTGCAGGGATA